CTATTTCGATGGCTTCGCAATGGCCCCGACGCGACGGTAAACCCGCTCGGTGATGTCGCCTTTCGTGTGCCCGAGCAACAGGCTTGCGTCGCCCACATCACTGATCTCCGACGCTGCCTTCGGTCGAATGTCGCGGAACTGGAACTCTCCGATCCTGCTGGCCAACAGTTCATCACCCTGTTCGAAAGCCTCCTGTTTTGCTTTTTCGCGCGCCGCGTCCCAGCGCTTCCTGAGCATCGTGGCCGTCATCCGCTTACCGCTCCGGTTGATGATCAGGTAACTCGAAACGTGTTGGGCATTTCGCTCTGTGATTGCTGCGATCAGCTTGCCCAGGCTGTTTGATTCCCCGCCGGTCGTGATCTGGATTCGAAGCTTCTTTTGAGTCTTGTTTTGCTGAACGGTCAGATACCCGCCTTCAACATCATCCTTCCTCATGACCAGCACGTCTGCCGGCCTCTGACCGGTCAGATATGCCAGGTCCATCGCTTCTTTCAGCTCTTGAGCTGCCTTCTTGTACACCGCCTCCCAAACCACGTCATTCGCGTAATAGTCCCTCGGCGTTTCCTTGTTCTTGCGCACACCCTGGCAGGGGTTTTCCTTCGTCGTCAGGCCCCACTCCCGGGCAATGTTGAAAATATGGGAGAGGGTAGCGATTTCGCGGTTCGCCCGAACCTTTGCCGATCGCGCATCACGATATCCGGCAATCGTCGCCGGAGTGATCGAGTCAATCGGCGCGCTGTCAAACATCGGTCGCAGCTGTTTGATCTCTGCCAAGTTGTCCTTCTGCGTGCGCGGCGCCTTCTTGGGCACCACGTCGCGGATGTACCGATCGAAGATGCCTTTCATGGTGCGCAGGTCGAGCGGCTTTTCCTTGGCTTCCAGCTCGGCCCATTTCAACCGGGCTTTGTCGAGATCCTTGCCCAGCGGTATGTCTTTTCCGAGCAGATCGCGGTAGTAGTAGGCCGTCCAGGTGGTTCCGTTCTTCCGTTTGCGGGATCGTTTGTACATCCGTGGGGGCAGGTGGTGGTGCTCGGTCTTGCGGGGGCGCATATCAGTTCACTCGCGAAAAGTCTGGCGTCCATGCCGGCGCGGCCGGTGGCGGGTTCGGGTCGGCAATGGTAGGGCTGATCATGCCCAGCTTCATGCGGGCGTACATGCGGCCAACCAGCGGGCGCTTGCCACGGCTTTCGACGAACACCCACTGGCGATCCATCAGCCAGCGGCGTTGGTAGGCCCTGGCCTTGTAGCCGGTGAGTTCGGCCAATTCCTCGTCGGAGAGGATTTCGGTTTCCATGGGATTCTCCACGCCGCCGGCGGCGGCAGAAGGTTTTAATGAAGGGTCACGCTGTCCTGCCCTGGGGCGATGGCGCGAGCCTGTTGTTCGGTGCGGAAGGACATGTGCTGGGTGATGCCGTTGCAGTCGGCGACGACCCACCAGAAGCCGCCGAAGCGGTGCGGGCCCTTGATGATCTTCGTGATGGTCATGGCGCACTTCCTTGCCCGGGTGGGCGGAGGTTACTGAGTGGCTTTCGCGATGGTTTGCTCGAAGCGCGCGGCGAGTCCGGCATTTACCTCGGCCTTCGCCTTGCTCTCTTCAGTGCCTTTGTCGCGGTGCAGCTGCTCGTATCGACGCAGGGTGGCGGCTGCCTCGCGCAGATCGGCCAGCAACTCGTCGCGCTCGGAAGTCAGCTTTAGGGCGTGCTGGCGCAGGTGGTCAGCGTCATCCATCCACTCCTGAGCCATGATCTCGAAGTGCTCGGCTGGCTTCCAAGGTGACGGGATCAGGTTCGTAATCCAGTCGGTCCACATCTCGACGCTTTCGCCACGCGCAATACGCTCGGCTTTCATCTGGTCACCGCAGTCGCGGATTTCTTTTGCCCGCCGCTCTGCATCTTCCCTGTCCATGCAGGGGTATTCTTCTCCCGGGCCTGGGCTGTGAATTGCCCAGAGCTGCAACGTAGGCTCGGCAAGGATGCCGCGCAGATCGATGATGTCACAGGCGCTAGCGCCCGATTGTTCAAGCGCCGTCAGGCTTTGCTCCGCCAACGCACGGGGCACGGTAACAACCTCGATCGCTGGGGCAGGCGGAGCGGTGAGGATCGCAATTTGTTCTTCAATTGTGAGCACGGGGATTCCTCGCCCGCCGTACACCGGCAGGCTGTTTACTAGGGGGGAGGGGTTACGCGGTGCCGAACAGGTCGAGCTGGTCGGATTCGGCTTGGAGCTCTTGCTGGCGGTTCACTTCGTGATCGATGCGTGCCCGGGCGATCGCTGCGTACTGCTCGTCGATCTCGCAGCCGATGAACTGGAAGCCTTCTCGCATTGCCGCCTTGCCGGTACTGCCGGAACCCATGAAGGGATCAAGCGCAACGCCTCCGACCGGAGTGATCAGGCGCAGCAAGTAGGCCATCAGTTCAGTCGGCTTGACGGTAGGGTGAGAGTTCCCCGTCGTCGCGGTGTTCTCGACCTTGCGCAGGGTGGTGCCGCGAGTGAACTGCGGGCCGGGGTTGGTCAGACCCTCGTGCCGATCGGTGCGACTGGTCTTGGCGCAGTAGAAGAAACGGGCGGCGCTGCCGCTGTCGCCGTGAAAGGCACCCTCGACCCTGTCGCGGCGCCCAGTGATGAGCCCAGCACTCGCTGCACTCGCCTCTGTGCCGCGAACACGCGATGCGGCGCCTGCCTCGGCAGGGAACATCGCCACCACCCCAGGGCTTCCATCGTGGATAAGGTTCGCCGGCCAGCGGCCAGCCTTGAGCGTGCCGGTGAACTGCGCGTCCTGTTTCCAGGCGCCGGTGTCGTTGACCACGTGGCCGGGCGCCATCCGCTTCTGGGTGTACTCGGCGGCTTGCGCATCGGCGCCGTGAATCCGGCAGGCGTCAATGTTCAAGGCCCCGGTGCCGTGCGTGACGACATTGGCCGCAACTGTACCGGGGAACGGCTTGCGGGCCATGCAGATGGGTTCGTGCGCTGGCTTCAGCGCGGTGCCCCATCCTTCATGCTCGCCCTTGAGGTTATGCGACTTCGGGAAGCCTGAGCCGAAAACCCACATGATCTGGTCGCGGATTTCGAACCCGGCCATTTCAATGCCTACGGCCATGTGGTGGTAGGTCCGGGCTGCGGCGAACGACAGCAGGTGACCGCCTGGCTTGAGAACGCGCAGACACTCTGTGGCCCATTCAAGCGTGAAAGCCTGAAAGGCCCGCATACCATCGGGCGTCAGGTCGTACTTGCCGGCCTCGGCCGCGATCGAGCGATGACCGCCATTCGGCCCACAAGCGCTAGCGTGTGAAGGCATGCTAGCCCGGTACGCGGCGCGGTCCTCAATGTCCTGGCCATCCCAGCTTTTGCCCATGAATCTGATGCCATAGGGCGGGTCTGTCACGACGCTGTCGACGCTGCAATCGGGCATCCGCCGCAGCAGCTCCACACAGTCGCCAATCAGGATCTGGTAACTGTTCATCGCCACGGCCCCTTGTAGATGAGGTAGGCCATGTAGAGCGGGGCGAAGATCATAGTAGGTGCGCTCCTGCTTCGAGTAGGCCGTCGCGATCTTCGCGCAGGTTGTCGCGCTCAGCCTTGAGCTGGTCGCGCTCCCTGATCAAAGCCTTGATGGCTGTTGAGATATTTCGGTGACCGAGCGTGATCGTGATGGCCTGGGCTTCGTCGAACAGCTTGACCTTCTGGTCTCGATCGTCCGCCGCCCGCGCGGCCAGTTCCTTTTCCCGAATCTTCAGGCAGCGCTTGCAGGTGACGTGACGCCAGTCATTGGTGAGCTGGTCGTCGGTCATGCTGCCATCGGTGCCGCAGTAAACGTGATCCGGCGGATCCTGATCGGCCTCGGTGCCGCCGTCCCACGAGTAAAGGTGAATCGCTCGCTTGCTCATCCGATCACCGCCTTTATGGTCAGGACCAATGGAAGCCAGAAGAAGAGGGTGCAGCCGGCCATGCAGGAAAGGATCATGGCGTCACCCGTTTGAAGTTCACGCACCAAACCCATGGGTTGGCGTCCCAGTCGCCGCCTGTGGTGTTCCAGAGCTCGGCGAAAGCTCGGTCCGGCCCATCGGATTTGCTGGTGTAGTGGTCACCGTCGTAGGTGTACATGCCGTTAACAGCTGGGTCGCTGTAGATGCCCTCGGCCAAAGCCTGTTGCTCGCTGATGTCCTTCAAGCGTTCGACGCGGACGTCGGTGATCTCCAGCAGGATGCGGCTTGCTGCCCGCGGCATGTGAATCGAAGGCTTCCATGACTCGTCATCGGTGAACTTCCCACCGCCGATGCATTTCGGAAACTCCCCGTCAGCGCGGTAGTAATAAACGCCTTCTGCGCCGCCAGGGTTGGTGCGATTGAAAGTCTCGCGGACATACAGTCGGTCGCCGGGCTTGCCGTACGGACAAGGCGCAAACTCTTCCAGCTCCTTGGCGCACTCCGCTTCAGTCGCTCCGAACACGCAGAAGCCGTAACGCGGATCGCGCTGGGCGGTTCCACTCCATCGATGGCGTTCGCCCTCAGGAATTGAGGTGTCCTCGGTTGGAATCTGAAATCCCTTCACCGGCCGCCGCGTGACCGTCTTCCGGCCTTCCAGGATGGCGCGCACCATCGGTGCCGAGAACAGGATGGGCCGTTCCTTGATTGCGGTCATGGCGTCACCTCGCGGCGTGCCCACCAGCAGACAGGGCCGTCGTCAGTATCGTGAATGGCGAGGCAGAACCAGCCTTCGCCATCAGGACGATCCGGCTCCCAGTAGCTGCAATCCGGATCGTGGGATTCGAAGTAGCGGTCGGCAATTGCTGGTTCTGCGAACTCCAGGCTGACCATGCCAACTTGAAGACCTTGCTCGGCGATCCAGGCCTTGCACTTGTCGCCGTCACCTTCGTCGAAGTCGGGCATTTCTGGGTGCTGGTACATCCCGTTTTCATCGCGCACAACCGGTGCCGGCTGAATCAGTTTTATCGTTTCCATGGGCGAGCTCGTCCTTGCCGCTATAGCGGCTGACTTTGAAGGGGGAGGGAGTTATGGCTTTGCGTGAATTTCGAGGAGGTGTTCGACTTGGTTCGACATCTGGCCGCCGTCCTGCGCGGCTTCGACAAGTTCAAGCGCCCAGTCTTCCAGCCAGTTGCGCGGAACGCCGATAATCTGGGGCGCAGGCGCATCGGGGCAGTCAAGCGGCCACGCCGTGAGAACCTTGTCCCCGTTGTACGTCAGCAGGGGCTCGCCGGTTTCTTTTTCAGTCCATTTGCCATCGGCGTCCAGCATGGCGAAAGTCAGCACGACATCGCGCTGGCCATCCCAGTTGTCGATGTGGCGCACGGCGTAGAGGCCTGGCTTGTAGGTCGGTGGCTTGCCGTCCGTGCCGAGCGCCCTGGTCGCGATATCCCTGATCACCTCAACGGAGGCGACCCGCATACTGCATCCATCTTCGGCAAAGGCTTCAGCGCGGTCGTGAATTCGCATCAGCGCGACTCTTTGCTCGGAGATCAGTTGATCCGCTGCGTTCAGCCGCTGCTGCAGGGCGTCATGCTCGGCGCGGAACTGATTGATCTCGTCCTGAGCTTGGTCAACGATCTTCTGCGCTTCGTGCACGTCGATCCAGTTGCCCATGGCCTGGTCTTCGAACTTCTGCACCGACTTACCGGATGGCGAAAGGAGGAAGGCGTAGCGCGGCAGGGAATTCAGTTTGTCCCAGAACTCGAAGCCTTCACGCGTTTGTATGTTGCGCATCATGCAATCTCCAATCAGTTGTCGGTACCGGTGTAGGTGCGCCAAGGCACCTTCACGCCGTTTACGAGGAATCCCCAGTCACCGCGCCACTTGCTGGTGATGAAGAGAGTGAAGACGCCGCCGGGGGATACCTGGTCGATGCGGTGGTATTCGCCGTGGTTGAGGCGGGCGGTGTCGCCTTTGTTGCGTCTAATCCGCAGACAGGCGCCACTCATAAACCAAACGGTCCATTTCTGATCGGGCTCGGCAACCATTCTCGCCCTGACCGAGTTCTTGAATTTCTCACTGGCCGGGCGCTGCTCCATGTACCAGCCGCGCAGGATGATTGTCCGGGCGTTCCAAGGGTGATCATGAAGATCCCGATCTTCATCCGGCCGCAGGATGTGGTGGATCCGGAACGACCACGGGCACCACCAGAACCTCGCCTTGTGCGTCACCCGGCTGTACGGGTTGAACAGCCACCAGCGGCCCATGTACATCTCGGTGCCGTCGGCGGACATGATGTGCTGGTACGGGGTGAGCTTGGCGCGGGCGATGAGCCAGTCGGCGATTGCCGGGCGCGCGAGTACCTCGGCGAGGATTCGCCAGAAGATGTTCAGCATGGATGGCGTCCTATGCCGGGGCATGCCCGGGCGGTGGAGGGTGGGTTATGCGGCGTTATTCGTTGTCGGTCGAGAGGATGGTGAATGCTGTTGCTGCCACTCGCGGAACCTGTCCATTGCCAAGGGCTTTAATTCGGTCCACCCGATGGGCCACCCCATCAGCCACTCGACCCATTCCGGGTTCAGCTGGCCACCGTCTGAAGCCATCACCGCGTGATCCAGCCGATCGTTCGATCGGTCGGCTCCGGACTTGCGTGTCAGCGCCGCCGGCGAAGACCCTTTCGCCATGCTCGCCACGGGCGTCGGCCAAGTGTGGACAGCATCCCTCAACCGAATGTGGTGGCCGCCAGCTTTCCGTTTGTGGACACTCTGCGATCCGCCGCTGCATTCCGTCGAAGTCGGCGTGGGCCATAGTCGCGCTGCCGAGACGAGACTCGGTGATCGCCGCTTGCGTTCCGACGGACAATCCCCGCGCCGGCTGTCTCCCGCTAACGGCGTTGGCAACAAGCCATATCCTGTCCCGCTGATGGGGCGCTCCGCAGTCGGATGCTGAAACAATGCACCACTGCGCGTCATACCCCATTTCGGCAAGGTCACCGAGGACCACGGCAAGTCCTCTTCCCACAAGCAGTGGTGAGTTCTCCAGGTAGACCTGTCCAGGTCGTACTTCGCCGATGATTCTCGCCATTTCACGCCAGAGCCCAGACCGGGCGCCATCGATGCCGGCGCCATTCCCGGCAGCTGATATGTCCTGACACGGGAATCCGCCAGAAACCACGTCAACAAGGCCGCGCCATGGTGTTCCGTCAAAACTGCACACGTCAGACCAAATCGGGAAAGTTGGGAGGGCTCCATCGTTTTGTCGTTGCGCCAGAACTTGTGCTGAGTAGGCATCACGCTCAACTGCGCAGACGGTGCGCCAGCCGAGGAGGTGGCCTCCGAGTATTCCGCCACCAGAGCCTGCGAAAAGAGCCAGCTCATTCATTGTTCCTCCGTGCACCAGTGGGCCTCGCCGGCTGGCGTGATAGTTGAATTCGGGATTGGTTCAGGTTCTGCGCGATCGGTGGTGCGCGAACTCGCCCTGATATTTATCTGCCGCCTCAACATAGGCGGCGTGCGCTTGCTCAGGTGTCTGGAATGAGCCGAGGTAGGTCTTCTTGCCGTTGGCGTAGATCTGCGCTTTCCAGCAGCGATCGCCTTTATGGTAAGTCGCGCCTTTCAAGCCCGAAGATCCACGTGGCGGTACGTTTGCGTTGTTTTGAGATCGCGTTGCGAGACGGAGATTTTCCCAAGCGTTATTGCTTCGCACCCCCGTCACGATGATCAACAGCAACTTCTGGCCAATCACCGGTGACCATCATCCAGGCGACGCGATGCGCGCCATAGGTTTGCCCGAGCAGCTTCAGATATACGTAGCCGTCTGGCTTTTGCGAGCCAGCAGGGTCGCCCGCTTGGCGCCGGCAATGATCGACCTTCCAAGTGAAAACACCCGAAAGCGGATCGTAGGCAATCATTTCCCTGAGCAGCCGAGTACGCCGCTCTGAATACATCTCAGGCATTTCGTCACCCTCAAGAGCGCGGTGGCAATTTGGTTCGGGTTGGGGTATTACGAATTAATGATTGAGTCGAAGGGGGTAGCAATGGGGCAGGTTACGGATCAAGAAGTAGACGACGCGATCGACGTTCTGATGCGGTTTGTTCGTGATTTCCTCGACACGAGTGCTACGAATGCGCCTGATGTCGATGAGGTCAGAGCCGCTGTCAGAGCCTTGGTAGATGCCAACCGGTTCAACCCGGAGGATTACGAGATCAAGAATTTGCTGCGTGTCAGTGAATCAAAAAAAGGCGTATCGCACGTCGAACTCCATTCTCACCTTAAGCACCTCGCCCCTTACGAAAAGGAACGGCGAGAAATGGAAAAGCACTGGGCAATTCATGGCTATCCTGAAAACGAAGATCCATTTTCGGAGTAGCATCACCTCACTGCTCAACGCCGGTCGCGGCGAACGCTTCAAGCTGCCGCGACCACTTATCTTTAATTATCAATTCCGGTCGCGACATTGCTACGAAGCGTTCCGAATCAGCCGCGGGCGCTGCCGCCAGATTGATGATGAACGTCGACACCGTCTCCTGCCATTCCTCGAAGCCGTGGCGCTCGCCGAGAATATGAAGGGCGTCATCTAAAGCTTTCGACACAATCAGCGATCGCTTCTCGGCGCCGATCCGGTCGAGCAGCGCCTTCTCCTTGGCTCGCTTGTCCTTTTGCAATTGCGCGTTGCTCTTGGCCATGGCCTACCTCTTCAATTCCGCTGGCCGGCAAGTCCAGCCAGGTCTGTCGGCGGCGCGTGGCCGCCCGGTTGGTGGTGCGCTTCATGAGTTGAACTTGAATCCGTTCTCGCTGGCGATAAGGCGGGCTCGCTTGTAGCCGATGCCAACTGACTCCGCCGCCTTGTTCAGCGAACAACCGTCCTCGGCCAGCTTTTTCAGCTTGAGCGCAAGCTTGTCCCGCTGGCTGCGAAGGCGGTCGTGATGCGGAGTGGAGGACAGCTTTGGGTCGCCACTGACACCAGCGGGGATTTGCAGAGCCTTGCCGCCGGCGCCGAAGAACTCTTCCAGCGCCCGGTTCAGGTGGTCGGTGATCTGCTCGCGCGGATCTGGCATTGGGACGCCGATCATTGCCGGTCACCCGAGAGCGTCACCTTGATACCGTCGGCCCGCGATTCCAGCTCCTGGGCATAATTGACCGCTTCCTTGTAGCTGAAACGGAAGCCACGCACCTTGCCGGTGGACAGCTCCACGATGTGGAACGCATGGTCACCCTTCGGCACGACCTGGTAGCGAATCTTCTGCACGGGAGGCTCCTTGCCGATCTTGGAATAAAACTCGGCGGTGGCGATTACGTTGCGCAGGCGCAGGGCCTGAAGTCCGTCGATGCGTTGCTGCAAGGATGGGTGCATGGCTGATCCCTCGGTGGTGGGGTTGCGTTCATTCGTCAGCACTCGGTGCCACCTGCTGGTTGCCGTTGGGCGCAGGGGAGAGTGCTGACGCAATAAACGCCGGACAAAAGAAAGCCCGGTAGCACCCGGGCTTTCGTCTTCACGTAGACCTCCCTACGTGAAGGGGGTGAAAGTGCCTCCGGTAGGAGGGCTTTGACTGAGGTTCACATGGCTGCCAATCCTCCGTACCGGGGTATCTGAAATGCAGGTGGGCGGTTATAGTCCGCAGTTTCGTCCGCATCCCGCTGCCCACTCAGTGAATGGGCAGAAGTGATGCTTTCGCTCAGGACTGTTCAAGCGAGTAACCACCAACGCCATAAGTGCGGGCCAGAACCTCGTTGATTTTCTCCAGCGAGTAAGCAATTCCGGAATGGCCGCGAGGGCCTTTGTAGATGTACATTCCGTCTTTCAATTGGTATGTGAATTTCATAGGGGATGTCCATGACATGGAAAATTGAGCCGAGCTTCGGAGTGGAAGCTTTTGTCACCGAAGATTTTCGGATTGGTTTGAAGCAGGAGCAGCCAGGTACTGATCAGACGCTGATTTTTAGCCGTGACGAGATCCCCGGACTAATTGAGATATTGAAATCAGTTTCGAAAGAGGCCGAAGAGCTTTATCAGCAAGAAGTCGCGAACGATTAGGTTTTGATCTTTTGCCTTACCCGCATCGGGGTGTGATCTGGCCGGGGCTCAACCGGCATTTGGCGGAAGGGGTAGCCCTGTAGGCGACCGGTTGGCACATCCGCTGCCCGAGGCTTGGCCTCAGATCAAACCCCGATGCGCTCTCATAGAGAGGATCGGGCAGTTAACGACAGGCTGTCGTGGCGCTGGTTGGTCAGTCGTCGTCACTGGCTTCGATCATCTTTTCGATGTCGGCAGCGACCGGTTTCTTCCAGTTTTTGATCTGCCCTGTCTCCAGATCGATGTTCAGCATCAGGTAGTCCCCGTAGTGCTCGCCCGGGAAGAAATCCGGGACGTAGCCGGTATAGGCGGCCACCTCATCGCCCTGCGCGTCGTGAAGCGTTACGCATACCTGATCACGAACCTTCATACAGGTGCGCAACTCGGTCACGTCGACCTGCACCGTCTTTTGCTGGTTGATTTGCATGCTGCTGTCTCCGTTTGATTTCCCGTCTGGCCCTGTCGCCAAGGTCAGCCAGTGAATTCTGGTTGTCATCCCGATGCACCCTGTCGCCAAGGTGCAGCAGTTATGCTTTCAGGTTTTCAGGCCCGCCGTTGCCCTCGGTCGAAGAGGGGCCGAATGCGCTCTTCATCGAACCATTCAGCCTGGAGCAGCGTGTTGTTGTTCTTCGAACATGGGGGCTGCAAACGATATTGATCGGGCCCGTTCAACTGCTGGGATCTGGCGGTGATGACGCCATAGAACCCGGTGATCTTGTCCTCTGCCTTCTGCCCGAGCTCGATCATGATTTTTCCTTTGAGTGGTTTATGCCGCGCGCTCGAGTGTTTCGGCGCGGCGAGTGATACGGATCTGGGCCATTCGAACGGTCGGTGGTCGGCGGTCGCGCCGAGCTGGTTCGACTGACTGGATATTGGCCATGGCGTTCATGGCCATCAGCGCGGCCAGGACGAAGCACATCGGCGAGATGATCTGGCGCCTCAAGGCCTCAGCGACGAGCGCTGCACGGCGCGTAACGCCGAGCTTGAACATTGCGTTGGTGAGCCGCTTCGACACGGTGGCCGGCGATATGCCGGCCTCCCGGGCTATTTCCTTTGCGGTGAGGCCGAGGGCAACCCACAAAAGGAACTGAAGCTCTCGCGGAGCCAACCCGCGTCCCAGGTGACCCTTCCATGCGCCGTTGACGATTTCGGATTCCATCGTTGTGACTCCCGGTTGATTTCCCGTCTGGCCCTGTCGCCAAGGCCAGCCAGTGAAATCTTCATTCCGGAATCCTTATTGGCTGCTGGTCAATCAGCGTTATCGAGCCGCGATCAGTGACAGCAATCCTCGCCGTCAGGCCCGGATTGAAATCCGGAAGGCGGGGGTGTGCCTTGAAATCGACGACCCTTCCTGTGCGCGTGCCCAGACCGAGATAAATCATGTCGCCTATCTGAATTTCGCTTCCGCGTTTCGTTGGCATCTCGTTTGCTCCGGTTGTTTTCCCAATGCACCCGGCCAACCAGGTGCATCAGTGAAAATTTCCGCGTCCCTTCGGCGCTACTGGCGCGGTACGGGCTCGTTCAAGTTGTTCGTCCGACCGCGACTCTGTCCGCCGGAAAACTCGATTTGGCGCTTTACGCTGCACGCCCGGGTCAGTTGCCAACCCTCTGAACCGTTGAGGCCGGTTCATCGCTGCCTTCCATCTGGCCGGTTGTTATCCGGCGATGGATAAACATTACCTGTGGGTAACGATGTCGGTCAATACCTATAGGTAATTATTTTTCTGAGGGCGAAAAAAAGCCCGCTTGAGTGCGGGCCTTTCGAAAATGAAACTGGGGTGCCGATTACAACAGAACTGAATACCAGAACACTTTGCCGATCACGATGATGTCTTTTTGAAGCATCTCGTCAGCGCTGTACTCTTCGTCAGGATGCTCGGACTGGTTATAGCTTCGCATTCTGATGCCGCCGCCAGGAACCCTGTAAAGGGTTTTAACCCTCAGCTGGCCACCGTGGTTCACGGCGTACATTTTGCCGTCGGTGATGGCGGTGCTGCCTTGATCAACTCCAACAGTGCTTCCATGAGGCAGCACCGGCTCCATGCTATTTCCGCTCACGGTGACGCATACAGCCTCGCTTGGCTGCACGTTCTGACGCCTAAGCGTTTGCTTGCCGAAACGCAATTTCTGTTGGTGCGATGGCTCTACAACTGTCTTTCCGCTCCCGGCAGACAGCTCTACTTCCTTGAGGAACGGCACGTACACCTCGTCATCATCCAACGGTGTGTCATCGTCCCACACCGAAAACTGGCCCAGGTACTGAGCGTTGCTCTCCACTTGTTTAACCGGTTGCATTCCTGGTCGGTCAAGCGAATAGCGATCAAGTCCGAGCTTCGCCTCAATGTCTCGAGCGAAGTCCTCCCCGATGTTTTTACTACCAGCAGATGACGGTGCTGTCGATAGGCATCGTGAAATGTAGTTCGCGCTCTTGCCCAAGGCATCGGCAATTCTTGCCTGCTTGCCATCGAAGCGCTGCTTCATGAGTGTCCGCAAATTTTCGCGGCGAATGTCTGAAATATCCATCCGCAAATCATCCCTCACTGTTACCAACAGGTAAATTCCCTTCGGGTATTGCTTTGAGATTACCTGCGGGTAATAATCCGAGGCATCTAAAGGGAGGCCCGCCATGCGGACAAAAAATCCTCAACTTCTTGAGTGGTTGAAAACGGCTACTGACGCTTCCGTCGCAAAGACGGGCACCAGCCGCGCATACCTGAGGCTGATTGCTTACGGGCACAAGACAGCATCTGCCGAAATTGCTGCCCGAACTGAATCAGCAACCGAAGGGAAGGTGACCCGACAGGCTCTGCGCCCGGATGACTGGAAGCAAATCTGGCCGGAGTTGGCGGTCGCCTAACCACCTCGATCCGTTGAGCCAATTATCCAGCGACAACAGGTTTAGCAGTAGTGATTCGGAATAGCTGTTAATCCATACAGTAGAAAAACAGCAGACGAAAAAAAGCCGGGCGGCAACCCGGCTTCTTTAAAACGCACAACAACTTGAGGGGCCAGTATGAACACGAACGTCACCCCCGGCAATACCCCAATTCCTACGACACGTTTTTCGATTGACCAAAACGTGTCGCGACACATGTCGTCGCGTGAAATCGCCGAGCTGATCGGTAGCTCTCACGACAACGTGCTGAAAACCATCCGCGCGCTGGTTGCGAAGGGTGTCGTTTCTTCAAACGACACCCCCTACGTGCACCCGCAGAACGGCCAGGTCTATCGCGAGTTCCTGCTATCGCAGCGCGATACCCTCGTCGTCGTGTCTGGCTACAGCGTGGAGCTGCGCGCCCGGATCATTGATCGCTGGCAGGAGCTGGAAGCGCAGGCGGGCCAGTTCCAGATCCCGGCCACTTACGCCGAGGCGCTGCAGGCTGCTGCTGATCAGGCGAAGGACAACCAAACGCTGCGCCTGGTCATCCTCGATCAGGCGCCGAAGGTTGCGGCCATCAATCGTCTGGCAGCCGCTGGCGGTGCGATCTGCATCACCGACGCCGCGAAGCACTTGCAACTGAAGCCTTCGAGGTTGTTCGCCTGGATGCAGCAGAACCGGTGGATCTTCCGCCGTCAGGGCTCCGGTCGCTGGACGGCCTACCAGCCACGAATCACCTCGGGCCACATGGTCCACAAAGTCACCGCTCTCAAGCCTGACTCAGAAACCGGCGCTGAGCGTGCCGCTTTCGATCCTCTCGTTACCCCAAAGGGCCTTGCCCGTTTGGCCGAACTGAATATCGGAGCCTCGAAGTGAGCGTTCAAGCAATGTCATGGGCGCTGTCTTTGCCCACGCAAGTTCTCAAGGATGCCAGCGCGCGGCACGTGCTGCTGTGCCTGGCCAACTACGCCGGCTCGAATGGTGCGGGTGCTTTCCCGTCGGCGACAACGCTCGCCCAAGACACCGGCCTGTCCGAGCGCACCGTCCGCTACAAGCTTGATGACCTGGAGAAGTCCGGTCTGATCAAGCAGGGCAATCAGGCGATTGCCGCTGTTCACATTGATCGCCACGACCGCCGCCCAGTCGTTTACGACCTTCAACTATTGCGGGGTGCAAATGCTGCACCCCGTTCTGATCGGGGTGCAAATGACGGCACGGGGTGCAGTTCAGAACAGAACGGGGTGCAACCTACGACAGAACGGGGTGCAGCGGCTGCACCCAATCCGTCACTTAACCATCAATTAACCGAAGAGCAGCTGCAGCAGCGCGAGATTGATGCCGCTCTCGCCGAACAGAACCGCGCTGCCATCGAGCCGCAGGATGATCGCCAACGCTTCGCCATGTTCGTCACCTGGGTTCCCAACGAGAAAGCGTTGTCGGATCAGATCGCTATCGCGGGGCTTCCGGCTGACTGCGTCCCTGACGAAGCGGTTCGCAAGTTCAAGGGCTTTCACTGCGCCAAGCCAAACACTCTCGATTCCGGCTCCGGCTGGTGCTACCGCTTGGTCCAGTGGGGTGAAGCGTGAGCGAGTGCAGGCAGCAGGCCGTGATCAAGAGCCTGATTTCAACGACACCAGCTGGGGCGATGACCTGGGAGGTCTGTGATGAAGTCCGTTTCGAATGTGCTGCAAATGTTGCCCAACGTAGCGTCGGCCGAGGTCGCGCCGGTGAAAGGCTGACCCGGGGACTGTGCAGGTAATCAACGCCTTGTTTCGCGAGCTAATGGCAATCTTCCCAGCGTGGAAGCAGGCATGGCCTGACAAAGAGGCCACCAACGCCGCTAAAGCTACGTGGACCAAGGCCTTCATGGCCGAGAAAATCACGACGATCGAGCAGATTCGCTTCGGCATCGAACGGTGCCGGAAGCTTGGTTCGGACTTCGCGCCGAGCGTTGGCAAGTTCATCAATCTGTGCCAGCCCACCCCAGAAATGCTCGGTCTTCCGCCGCTCGAAACGGCGTTTCGCGAAGCGTGCCGCAATGTTCATCCGTCGATGGCCGGACAGGCGAACTGGTCGCACGACGCGATCTGGCACACGGCCAAGGAGTCTGGCTTCGAAAGCCTGAACCGTTTGGAAACCTCGCTGGCGCGCAAGCTGTTCGAGCGGAACTACGTGATCACCGTGCGCCGCTTGATCGATGGGCTGCCGCTGCAAAAAATGCCACTGGCATTGCCCGCCCGTGTCGATGGCCGGCGCACGCCTGAGGTCGGAAACAGGGCACTGGCCGAGCTGCGCGCCATGCGTTCGAGTGGGGTTCGTCATGCCTGATCGCCGCCTCGCTGTCCCTGAGATCGAAACCTACCGTTGGGCGGTGTTCTGCTGCTCTTTCAAGTTCGACCTGAGCTCGCCACCTGATCACGCGCTCGCTCTGTTCGCCGACGAGGCCATGGCCAAACGCTACGGATCTTGGATGTGGCCGGGCACCTTTGAGGTGGTCGACGTCGTCACGGGGAAACCCGTATGCGAGTGAGTTCGAAGAAATTGCGCAACTCGGCTCGAGGCCAGGACTGCACCGTCCGTATGCCGGGCACCTGCAATCACAACACGGAAACCACTGTCCTCGCGCATCTGCCATGCGGACAAAAGGGCATGGGCATGAAGGGCTTCGACACCGTCGCGGTGTACGCCTGCAGCTCCTGTCACGACGTCATCGATGGCCGCGCCGCTGGCGAGGTCGATTGGTCCGACATGCCGCGCGCCATCGCCGAAACCCACGAAGGCCTGATCCGGGCCGGAATTCTTACCGTGAAGGGGGCTGCATGATCGACCTAACGCTGCCGTGGCCGCCAAAGGAGTTGAGTCCAAACGCGCGCGTGCATTGGAAACAAAAGCACAAGCACGCAAAGGCATACCGCCGCACCTGCGGTCTTATCGCGCTGGCGCTGGATGCGCCGCGCCTCAGCGGCAAAAAGTACTTTTGGGTCACGTTCTGTCCGCCGAATCGCAGGGCCTATGACGATGACAACCTGCTGGCCCGCTTCAAGGCCGGCCGTGACGGTGTTGCGGACGGCCTGGGCATCGACGACAAGAACTTCGTGACCACGATCAACATCGGCAAGCCGGTGCCAGGTGGCGAGGTGCGCGTGCACATCCGGGATTACCCAATTGACCCGGAGGCGAACACGCCATGAGCCAGAGCCTGCTGATCACGTTTTCAGACGCCGAGATCCGCCGGCAATCGGCCAACGTCGGTATCCGTGACATGCGCGACGCGCGGTTTCCGGGCGTCTACTTCCGTTTCCACAAGAACCGGGAGCGGGGCACGTGGTACTTGGTGTCCGGCAAGGAATGGGAAAAGATCGCCCGATTCCCGGATCTGCCGGTGAAGGGTTTGATCAACGCACTGCCGAAGATTCGCGAACGCCTGGCCGCCGATCCGAAGGCCTCTGCGTCGGCTGGCACGCTGCAGACCCTTGGCCAGTTGCTGGACTGGTTCGCCGCCCGACAGGCCGTTGACCGCAGCCTTTCGGACAAGCGCCGCTCCACGAACACCTCGATCATCAGCCTCCATTTAAAACCGCGCCTCGGCGAGCTGCTGGTGGACGATCTCGACCGGTTCACCCTGGACAAGCAGCTGATGTGGCCAATGCAGGCCGAGTTCTCTCTGTCCTACGTCCGGCTTGTGTGGGGTGTGCTGGTGGTGGCCATGCGGCAGGCCGAGAAGCTGCGCCTGATCAGCACCAACCCGATCGCCGGATTCAAGTTCACCGACTTCACCAAGGCCCGGATCCTGCCCAAACCATCGCGCCTGCGCGCCGTGCAACTCGAGGACGTGATCGAACAGCTTGCCGATGGCTTCGACCGCGCGCCGCAGGACTGCATGCTGGCGCTGATGATGCTCTGCCACGGTACGCGGGTCGGCGAAACCCGGATGGCTCGATGGCAGCACCTGACCCTGGGTGAGCAGGGCGAGTGGTTCATCCCGGCTGAGAACACGAAGACCCGTTGCGAACATCGGCTGCCACTGACGCAGCAGGTCTGCGCGCTGCTGGAGCGGTACCGGGATTGGCAGGCAGGAAAGGGCTACAAAGGCGCGTTCGTGTTCCCGGCGCGGTCGGGTGGATGCCTGAGCGATGGCCAGGCCTGCGCCGTGTTCACGCGGTTGGGCAAGGGTGAGTGGACAAGCCACGACCTGCGAAAGGTGGCGCGGACCGGCTGGACTGACCTCGGTGTGGACTTCCTCATCGGCGAGATGCTGGTGAACCACACGATGACCCGCAACGTGCAGACCTACATCCACACATCCGCCGAACTGCTCAAGCGCGAAGCCCTGAACAAGTGGCACGAATGGTTAGACGGGAAGGGCTTCAGCCTGATTCACCGCTTGACCATGACTAGAAACGGAAATTCGCAGAATGCCGCCGAGGCCTTGAATGGCGCGGCTTCTAGCCAAATCACGAAACAATAAAAGGCGAGGTTTAAAAATGGATAAAAGAACACACGGCCCCGCCTTTGTGCGCCGCCAGATCCCGCTCACCGACTGCCCATCCTGTGCCGGGAAAGGGGTGATCAAGGGCCTGTTTCATCAGCTCGACTGCATCGGTTGCCACGCTTCTGGCCTGGTGCACGCCGAAACGCTGGAGCCGCTGCCGGTGGACGATCTGATCGTTCAGCTCGGCATGCTGATCCGCCAAGAGCGGCACATTGCAACGTTGCCGCCGGCGATTGACGGGGTTGTTGCTCAGTATCAAGACGTCAACCGTCGCGGGCCGGGCGGCTCGTCTTATAAAGGGGATTGAGCATGGCCTTCACACCAACATTTAAAGAGCGCACCGCCGAGGATTTGCTTGAGCATTGGGGCCGCTGGGTCGTGCTGGGCTCTGGCGTTTCCTGCTGTGCTTCCCGCGAAAACACGATCCTCACGCCGATGATTACTGATGACGACGCGTTGTTGATTGACGGGTTGATGGGTCGCCTGCTTAAGCGCTACCCGGAATGCGGTCAGGTGCTGATGCGCTACTACACCAGCCGGGACACGTCGCTGATGGAAGTCGGCAAGAAAATGAAGTTCGGCGAAGAGAAGACGAGGCAACTCTGGAAGGCCGGAGTCGCGTGGATTGATGGTGCGCTCGATATTCGTCGTCAAGCCGCTTGACAGGCCCGGGGTCTGGCTATAGATTTCAGTTACTTTGCGGTTTTTCCGCGTGCAAAGCCCGTCTCTGAGATGGGCTTTTTGCTTTCTAGAATTCACAGAGCCTCGGCATTTGCCGGGGCTTTTTCGTTTTCGGCTCCACCACACCCATTGCTCCGAGCTGGGAGTGCTGTTGGAGCTGACTTATTTCGCACGGTACCGCCAATGACTGAAGTCTCGCGCATTGCAGACAGCACCACATTCAAGGTCGCTGTCCCGATACTGCAAACGATCCTGTCGGCTGGTGCCATTGGTGCGTTTGTTTATGTCGTTGGCTCACTTGGATCGCTTCAAGTGCAGCTCGCCGCCTACCAAACCAATCAGGCCCTGATCGGTCAGCGCGTTGACTCGTTGGAGCGATCGAGGGAGTCGACCGACAAGCTCGTCGACTCCCTCCGCGTCAGCACCCAGCGTCAGGAGTTCAAAATCGACCAGGTAGGGGAGAGCTTGAAGGCCTTCGTCCAAACAGGTAGACCCAAGTGAATCGCCTGCTGATCGTCCTCATTCTGCTCACAGGCTGTGCGCACAAGGAAACGATCCGCGAACCCCTGAAGGTTCAACGCACAACCGTGTATCGATACGTCAGCGAACAATGCCAGCCAGGCCAAGACGAGCGCCTACGTGAGGCCCTGAAAAGTGCCAAAGAGTGGAAGCGCTATGCCGAAAGCCTCGAAAAACTGCCAGCAGCGAAGTCGACCCATGAAATTAATCCCTGAATGGCGAAAGTTCTGGCGCATGACCAGTGTGCAGTTGGCAATCGCAGGCGCTGTGCTGAATGCCGCTGCGGCCGGTTGGTCTGTGTTTCAAGGCGCGGTGGATCCTCTGGTTTTCGCCGTGGTGAATATGGCTTTGAGTATCGCCGTCGCTGTGGCCAGAGTGGTTCAGCAGTCAAAGCTGCATCAGCCAAGTGATGATCCTGCTCAGCCAGAATAGGTGAAGAGCAATGGTCAAAATCGATGCCAGCACCAATTTGGAAGAGCTGTCGAAAGCGCTGCGCACGTTGGGCGCAGAACAGTTGCCGTTTGCATATGCGCTGATGGCAACTCGGTTGGCAGTGCTGGTGAAGAAGGGTGAGCTTTCGGTAATGCGGCAGCGCCTGGATCAGCCAACTGCAACCACTATGAACAGCCTCTATGTCCAGGTCGCCAAGAAGGGTAAGCCCGAGGCGCGAACATTCTTTAAGGACGCGTGGACATCGGGCGTGCCTGCTGACACCTACCTTCAGCAGGTAGTGAAGGGTGGCCGCCGGCCACACAAACGATTCGAGAAAGCGCTGATCGCAAAAGGACTCATGAAGCCAGGTCAGTACGCAATACCGGCACCTTCAGCGCTTAACCGGTTCGGCAACGTTCCCCGCGGCACGATCATGAAGATACTTTCAGGTCTTGGTGCGGCCGAAACGGTCAGCGGCGTGCAAGCCAATGCCACAGGCAGCAAACGCAGCAAGCGCAAGGGCAACGCCGACAAGTATTTCGCCGGCGATGTAGATGGTACACAGGGTATCTGGGAGAAGAGGAAGACGGCATTCGGTGATGCCGTTCGGCCCGTCTTTGTCTTCAGTGACAGCGAGCCTGGGTATCGAGTGATCATTCCGTTCTACAAGATCGCAGACAACATCGTGAAGGCGAACCGAGAGCGAGAGTTCGCCAGCGCGATGGATCAGGCGCTGTCGTCAGCCCGGGGCTGACGGGCAGGGCGGTGGGGCACCCCCCCCTTTGGGTCCTTCCCGGGACTCCAGCCCCTTGCGGGTAATTCGGGCCCCGCCCACCAAATATGTATGACCTTTTTTCAGGGGTTGGTTGTTGTTTAATCATGGCCAAAAACGAAACAACCAAACAGCGCGGCTGGTTGAACAAATCCGAGATGGCTTCGAGCCTGGGGATTTCGCCGCAAGCCTTTGACAAATGGGGAGTTGCGCCTGTCGCACGCATTGGTCGAGAGGCGTTCTACACCGTGCAGAACGTGGTCGAAAACCGCGTTGAACACGCGCAACGGAAACAGCAACCAGTGGGTGAGGGAACCGAAGGTCTCGATCCGCTGATCGAGTACAAGCTGCTCGAGGAGCGCCGCGGGTTGACCGCCGCCCAACGCATCGCCCAGGAGAAGAAGAACCAGGTGCTGGACAGGCAGCTGGTCCCGGTCCCATTCGCAACATTCGCCCTTGCCAAAATCGCCGCACAAATCGGCTCGAAACTGGACACAGTCGGCAAGACCGTCACTCGGCGTCACCCGGAGGTTGACCCTCGGATCATCGAGTCGGTCGAGCGAGAGATCGCGCTCGCTCGAAACATTGCCGCCAGCTTTGGCGAGCAACTTCCGGAATTATTAGATGAGTACGTTGAGTCCATGGCTGAATGACCTTCGCAAGTCGATCAAGCTAGGACTCCAGGCGCTTTACAAAGAACCACCGCAGACTGCCGTTGAATGGGCTGATGCCAATTTCTACATGTCGGCCGAGTCCTCCTACAACGAGGGCAAGTGGACGACTGAGCCGTTTCAGGTTGCGATCCTGAACAGCATGGGCAACGACCTGATCAACGTCGTCAACTTCATCAAGTCGGCGCGGATCGGTTACACCAAGCTGTTGATGGCGAACATCGGCTACAAGATTCAGCACAAGCGCCGCAACGTGATGATGTGGAGCCCGACTGACCCGGACGCCGAGGACATCAGCAAGAGCCACGTCAACGGCATGATCCGCGACGTTCCGGTGCTGGGCGACCTGGCTCCGTGGTTCGGGAAAAAGCACAGCGATAACACGCTGGACCAAAAGATCTTCGCCAACCGCCGCACGCTGTGGATCCGTGGCGGCAAGGCTTCGCGGAACTACCGTGAGAAATCAGCCGACGAGGTGATCTACGACGAGCTGTCGAACTTTGACGAAAGCGTCGAAGGCGAGGGTGCGCCGATCACTCTGGGCGACAAGCGACTCAATGGCGCGATCTATCCGAAATCGATTCGCGGCTCAACGCCGAAGCGCGTTGGCTCCTGCCAGATCACCAAGGCCGTTGAAGAGTCGCCATACCTGCTCAAGTTTCATATCAACTGCCCTCACTGCCGGCAGGAGCAGACGTTGAAGTGGGGCGGCAAGGATTGCGAATTTGGCCTGAAGTGGGAAAAGAATGTGCTCGGCGAAGCCGAGAAAGCTTGGTACGTGTGCGAACACACCGCTTGCGTCATATGGCACAACGAGATGGTCGAGGCCTCCAAGACTGGCCGGTGGATCTGCGACCACACCGGCATCTGGACTCGCGACGGCATGGACTGGTTTGGTGCTGACGATGAAATCATCCGCACGCCACGCTCGGTCAGCTACAGCATCTGGGCGATCTACAGCACCTGGAGTACCTGGCTCAGCCTGGTGGAAGAATGGCTGAAGATCAAAGGCGACGTCTCGAAGCTGATCACCTTCATCAACACCACTCGCGGTGAAACGTGGGACGACGACCAAGGCGAAAAGCTCGACCACGAGGTTCTGTACGGGCGGCGTGAGGTTTACCCGCAAGTCCCGGCCCTTGGCCTGGTTCTGGTCGGCGGCATCGATACCCAAGACGACCGCTTCGAGGGTCGTGTCTGGGCGTTCGGTCCGGGCGAGGAAGCCTGGCTGGTTCACCGGTTCATCCTGATGGGCGACCCGGCAAGCGAAGAGTTGCGGCGCAAGGTTGGTCTCGAACTGCACCGCCAGTTCACCCGCGTGGACGGCACCATCATGAAGGTGGAGCGCTGGACCTGGGACGCCGGCGGCCACTATGCCGACGAGGTTTATGCAGAAAGCCGCAAGCACGGCGTGCACTGGGTTGTTCCAATCCGTGGCGCGACTGTGTTTACGGCAAGCCGATCGCGAACTTCCCGCGCACAAAGAACAAGGTGCACAAGGTCTTCCTCACCGAGGTCGGTACCGACAACGCCAAGGAACTGCTCTACAGCCGGATGGGGCTCCCCGTCGATACGGCTGCCTGCCTCCCAGGCGGGCGTGTCTCAGCCAGGGGTAGTTCACCTTCCGGCCAACGACGCGATCTGCGACGAATCGGAGGTGAAGCAACTCACCTCAGAAAAGAAAAAAGCAGCCATATCCAAAGGCAAGCGCGTGATGCGCTGGGACAGCGGCGGACGCCGAAACGAGGCGCTCGACTGCTTCGTGTACGCGCTCGCCGCACTGCGAATCTGCCAGCAGCGGTTCGGGCTCGATCTCGATCTGTTGGTTGCTGCTGTAACTGGTGGCAATGAACCGGACGTAGAAGAACGGCCGCGGAAGAAATCCTCTCACTGGAATAAAAACTGATGGCCTACACGATCGAGCAATACAACGCCCTGCAGGCGGCCATCGCCGAAGGGGCGTTGTCGGTCCGCTATGCCGACAAGAGCGTCGCCTATCGATCACTCGACGAGATGATGCGAATCCTCAAGCTGATGGCCACCGAGCTTGGGCTCAACGCCTGCAATGACGGCGGGCGCCGGTACGCTGCATTCTCGAAGGGGTACTGACATGGGGATGATTGAAAATCTGTTCCCCGGTTACGCGGCCAAGCGTTCGGAAATGCGACTGAAGAAAGCGCGCACGGACATGGCGCTCAAGATGATTGAGCGCCGTTTCGAGGGTGCCGCGGGCGGTCGCCGCAATGATGGCTGGCGGGCCACCGGTGCTGATGCCAACGTTGAGAACGCGCCGGCCTTGGCCAAGCTTCGCAACCGGGCGCGGGATCAGCGCCGGAATAACCCGTTCGGAGAGCGCGGAATTACCGGCATCGCCGACAACGCCGTCGGCGCCGGCATCGTGCCTCTACCTCTGGCAAAGCGCGATCGCGATGGTCTGCGGCTGATGGATCTGTGGAAGGCCTGGGCCGAGACGACCGATTGCGATGCTGACGGCCTGGATAATTTCTACGGCCTGCAGCACATGATCATGGAGGCGGTTGCGGAGAGCGGTGAGTGCCTGGTGCGCCGGCGCCGGCGTTTCAGTTCCGATGGATTGCCAGTCCCTGTGCAGTTGCAGGTGCTGGAGGCTGACTTTCTCGACGAGTCGAAAGCGGACATCGTTGGGCTTAACCGGATCATCCAGGGCGTTGAGTTCGACGCTCTGGGGCGCCGCGTTGCGTACTGGCTGTTCGATGATCACCCTGGCGCGAACGCCGTATGGGGATCGCTTCAATCGCGCCGGGTTCCTGCCGAGGATGTGATTCACGTCTTCTTGCGCAAGCGCCCAGGCCAGGCTCGCGGCTACAGCTGGCTGGCCCCGGTCATCCAGCGCATGCGCAACTTCGACGAGATGGAAGACGCTGTGATGGAGCAGGCGAAGATCGCCTCCTGCTTTGCAGCCTTCGTCACCAAGGATGAAAACAGTGGTACACCTGGCGGTAAAAAGCCTCCACTGATTGATCGGGTCGAACCTGCAATGGTGCAGGAGCTGGGGTTTGGGGAGAGTGTTTCCTTCGGCACCCCACCGACCTTCAATGGCTACACGGCCTACTCATGGCAGCAACTGCACGCCATGGCTGTCGGGTTGGGCGTTCCATATGAGTTGCTCACCGGAGACCTCAAGGGCGTTAACTTCTCCAGCGGCCGCATGGGTTGGCTCAACTTCGCTCGGCGCGTGGACGTGTGGCAGTGGCGCATGTTGATTCCTCAGCTGTGCGATCAGGTGTGGCGGTGGTTTATGGAAGCGCAGGTGCTGCTGCCTGGCGGGGTGACCGATGACGTGAAGGCCTACTGGGTGCCGCCACGCCGCGACATGGTCGACCCAAAAGCCGAAACCGAAAACGTCATCACCCGCGTGCGCAACGGCCTGACCACATGGCCAGATGCCCTTCGCGAACTCGGCATCACGGATCCCAAGCGGCATGCCGAGCAAATCAAGAAAGCAAACGAAATGATCGACGAATACGGGTTGGTGCTGGATTGCGACCCGCGCCGAGTTGCGGCCGCCGGTTCACCGAGCCAGCCACCAACCACAGAAGAGAAACCAGACGATGCCAACTCCGAACCAGGCGACGACGAACAAGACCCATGAAACGCCGGTGCTGAGCCTGCGCGCCGCTGTGCGCGAAGGCTCGATTGATGTCGAAGCCCGTACCGTCGAGCTGACTTGGACTACTGGCGCCAAAGGGCCGAGATGGAATTGGGACGTCGGCAGCTATATGGAGGAACTGGAGGTCAGTCCAGAAGCTGTTCGAATGGACAGGCTGAACAATGGCGCTCCTCTTCTTAATAGCCACAAGTGTGATGACTTGGGTGACGTTATTGGTGTTGTTGAGCGCGCTTGGCTCGAAGGCGAGCTAGGTCACGCGCTCGTTCGATTTAGCAAGCGCAATGACGCTGAAAAAATCTTTCAAGACGTCCAAGACAAAATTCTTCGAAAAATCAGCGTCAAGTACGTCGTGCACCGGTACCAGATCACCGAAGACAGCGAAGAAAAGCTTCCGACTTACCGGGCTGTGGATTGGGAGCCGCTGGAGCTTTCGGTGGTGCCGATTGCTTTCGACGATGGCGCCAATATCCGCAGTGCCGCGACCCCGGCCGAATACACGGGCCGTCGATTCCCCACAGTTTTTGAAGTTCGGTCGGCCGTTGAGCCATCCGAAGAACCGGCCGCCGTGCCTACTATCCAAGAGGAAGATGCAATGACCGAAGAAGAGAAGCGCGCGGCAGAGGAAAAGCTTCGCCGTGAAGCCGCCGATGCCGAGCGCCTGCGCAGCCTCACCATCCGCACCATGGCGCGCAAGGCGAGTCTGGATGACGAAGCGTTCGTCGATGACCTGATCGCTCGTGCTGTCCCTGTCTCCGATGCCAGCGCAGCAATCATCGACAAGCTTGCTGAGCGGCAGGCCAAGGACCAGCCGAACACTCGCAGCAGCCAGCCGACCATGGTAACCGGTGGTCAAGATGTCACCGTTCTGAATGCCAAGCGTTCAGCAATGCAGAACGCTCTGCTGCATCGTTGTGATGCCAGCATCAAGCTGGAAGACGCCGGCCGCGAGTTCCGCGGTATGCGCCTGGTGGACATGGCGCGCGAGTTCGTGGAAATGGCCGGCGGCAATGCGCGCGGCATGACTCCACAGGAACTGGCCCGAGCTGCGCTGGGTTGCGACCGTCAGGCCGTTCGCGCTGCCGGCATGCACTCCACGAGTGACTTTCCGCTGCTGCTTGGCAGTACCGTCAATCGTACCCTCCGCGACGCTTACACCAACGCACCACAGACCTGGCGTCCGCTGGGTCGCCAGACCACCGTTCCGGATTTCCGTGCCGTGACCCGCGCCGCCCTGGGCGATATCGCTGCGCTGGAGCAGGTCAAAGAGCATGGCGAGTACAAGTACGGCACGCTGTCCGAGGACGGCGCACCGATCAAGGTCGCCAAGTTCGGCAAGATCATCGCCATCACCTGGGAAACCATCGTGAACGATGACCTGGGCGCACTGACTCGTATCCCGGCCGCTCTGGGTAATGCCGCCGCCGCTACCGAGTCGAACGTGGTGTGGGCCCTGCTGCTGGGCAATCCGAACTTCACCGACAGCGTTCCGTTCTACGACGCCGCTCACGGAAACCTTGCCGCAAGCGGCGGCGCTATCAATACCACCACTCTGGCAGCTGCTCGTGCCGCGATGCGCAAGCAAAAATCGAAGGCGGGCGAATTCCTCAATTTGTCGCCTGAGTTCCTGGTAGTTGGCCCAGACAAGGAACTGGAAGCCTTCCAGTTCACCAGTTCGGTTTATGTCCCAGCCAAGAACTCCGACATCAACGACGTTCGGAACGCATCGCTCCAAGTGATCGTGGACGCGCGCATCACTGGCAACCAGTGGTATCTGTTCTCTGCACCTGGCGGCGTAGACACGTTCGAATACGCGTACCTGGAAGGCGAGCAGGGCGTGTTCACGGAAACCCGTGAAGGCTTCGAAGTCGACGGCATGGAAATCAAAGCTCGCCTGGTATTTGGCGCAGGCTGGATCGACTACCGCGGCACCTACAAAAACCCCGGCAACTAATTGGCCGGATTTAGCCGAATCCCTAAGGGCGCCACGCGGCGCCCTTTTTGTTTTCCAGTTCCAGTCTCTGAAGGGGACCATGCATGAAAACTTTCATCCAGCACGGCGACTGCGTCACCGTCATCGCCCCGGCCGGCGGTACCGTCTCGGGCGAGCTTTACAAAGTCGGCGCGATCGTCGGCGTTGCCGCCACTACTGAAGCAGCTGGTTCGCCGGTGGTGCTGAAACTCTGCGGCGTGTTCGGCCTGACTAAAATCAGTGCGCAGGCCTGGGCTCAAGGAGATCTGATCTACATGAACACCACGAGTCGGGCACTCACGAACGTTTCTGCAACCGGCCTCGTGCTGGTTGGCATGGCTGCTGATATTGCGGCCAACCCGAGCGCGACCGGTGCTTGCCGACTCAACGGCGTTTCTGCTCCGGCGCCGGTGTAATGGGCTGGGCCTCAATGGCCCAGCGCATGCTCGGCGTTTCGATCCGCACCTTCAGCGAACCATCGGCGTCCATCGATCCTGATGGCGCCGTGTACTGGCTGACCGATGGGGTGGAGCCGGGCGTGCCCTTGGCCCAAGCCGTGTTCGATAGCGCGCACGTTACGGTAGATCCGGAAACGGGTGCGCCGATATCGAGCCAAAACCCAATCCTTGGCGTTCGCCTGGTCGATCTACCGAGCAAGCCGACGAGTCGTGACAGAGTCAGGGCGCGGGGTGAATTGTTCACGATCAACGATGTTCAGCCAGATGGTGTTGCTGGCGCGACGATCATTCTTCGGAAAGCATGACTATGGCTCACCCCCGCGAACTGATCCGCAAGAAGGCTGTTGCGTCGCTGCTGGGCGCTACCAACGCTGGGGCTAGCGTTTATGCCAGCCGCGTGCGTCCGTTTATTTCCAACAGCTGGCAGAGCGATCTTCCGGCGATCTGCGTTTTCACCATGGACGAGACCAGCGAAATCTTTAATCAGGCTCCTCGCGAGTATCGGCGCCGGGTTGAGTTGGTGGTGGAGATCCATGCCGACGGCAACGACGCATTGGATGACACGCTCGACACGCTGGCCCGGCAGGTCGAGCGACTGCTGCTGATGGACGACACACTCGGCGACACCGCCAATGATCTGCAGCTACTGCGCTCTCGAATGGTGCTGTTAGATCAGTCCGAACAGCTGACCGGAGCTTGCCGCCTCATCTTCGAGGCGGAGTACTTCGACCGCCACCCAGACGACTTATTCAGCGAAAACCTGCCCGATCTGGACACGGTCACTACCGAGTACAGCCTGGACAACGCCCAACCCAATTCGACGGATCGTGCAAAAACGATCATTGAGGACCTGAACCCATGACCACCCGAGTGCTGGTTAAACCTGTCGAGGGACGCCTGGTGCGGATCCCCGGAAACTATGAGGCGCTGCCTGTTGAGGGCAAGACGCTGGAAATCAACAGCTACTGGATTCGCAAGGCTGCGGCCGGTGATGTCGTGATCGAAACAGAACAGCCTGTAGTTCAGGCCCAAACCCCAAAAGGTGAGAAATAATGGCTATCGGATTCGACACCATTACAGGGCCTGGATCGCTTCGCAAGCCGGGCGCCTACAGCGAGATCGACAACAGCCAGGCTGTACGCGGCCCACAGTCGGTTACTTATCGACGTCTACTGATCGGTCAGAAGCTTGCTGCCGGCACCGCCATCGCAAACGTCCTGGTTCGTGTGACCAGTGCAGCGCAGGCCGATACGCTGTTCGGAGCTGGCTCAATGCTTGCCGGCATGGTGCGCGCGGCGCTGGCCATCGACACCTACACCGAGTTGCAGGTGATGCCGGTGATCGACAACGCAGCCGGCGCTGCCGCTACAGGTACTATCGTCTTCACCGGCCCTGCCACTGCTTCTGGCACCATTGAACTGCTGATTGCGGGGCGCCGCGTGTCGGTGGGTGTCATCAGTGGCGACACTGCTACCGCCATCGGCACCGCTGCTGCCGCCGCAATCACGGCTGCTGCCGACATGCCGGTGACCGCGGTTGCCGCCACCGGCACGGTTACGCTGACCAGTCGACACAAGGGCGAAGCGGGCAACAGCCTGAACGCCATGGTCAACTACTACACGGGTCAGGTTCTGCCTGCCGGAGTGGGCGTTACGTTCACCGCGTTTTCCGGTGGCTCTGGCAACCCTGCTCTGGGTAGCGCTCTGGCCGCCCTTGGTGATGAGTGGCTGCAAACGTGGGGTGTGCCGTACTCCGATTCCGCGAGTCTGGCCACCATCAAAACCGAGTTGTCCAGCCGCTTCGCCTGGAATCGCGAGATCGAGGCGCATGCTTTCGTAGCTGCGCGCGGCACTCAGGGCACGCTGGGGGCAATCGGTGATAGCCACAACAGCCAGCACCTGACGATCATCATGGCCAACGATGAACCGATGCCTGCTTATGAAAAGGCGGCAGAGACCATGGCCATTGCGGCTTATTACGCGGCCATTGACCCGGCCCGCCCGATTCAAAATCTGGCCTACACCTGGTGCCTGCCGCCAGTAGCGGCTGATCGCTTCACCAACGAAGAGCGCAACCTGCTGCTGTTTGATGGCATTGCCACCAGCAAGGTGGCCACTGACGGCACGATGCAGGTTGAGCGGCTGATCACCACCTATAAAACCAATGCCGCCGGCGGCTCCGACATCAGCTACCTCGACAGTGAAACCCTGCTCACCCTGATGTTCCTGCGCCATGACTGGCGTGACTACATCCTGCGCAAGTACCCGCGTCACAAACTGGCGAACGACGGTACGCGCTACGGCGCTGGCCAGCCTGTAGTGACTCCAGTGGTGATGAAGGCAGAGGCCATCTCGAAGTTTCGCGAGTGGGAGCGCCTGGGTCTGGTCGAGAACATGGCTGACTTCAAGGCCAACCTCATCAGCGAGCGAAACGCGAGTGACCCGAACCGGCTCGACATGTTGTTGCCGCCTGACCTGGTCAATCAGTTGCGCATCGTCGGTTCCAAAATTCAGTTCCGCCTGTAACGGCGATCGCCAGGAGATAACACATGGCAGGCAAAAACCGTATCGGGGGAACCATCGCCCTGAAGGTCAATGGCGACATCTACTTCGCCAAAGGCAGTTTCACCTACAACCTCGGCAAACCAAAACGCGAAGGCGTGGTCGGCGCCGACGTTGTTCACGGCTACAAGGAAACGCCTCAGGTTCCCTTCATTGAAGGGGAGATCACAGATCGTAACGAGCTGAGTCTCGAAGATCTGGTCACGCTTGATGAGGCGACCATCACGCTGGAACTTGCAAACGGCAAGGTTATCGCGCTGAGCGATGCCTGGTACGCGGGCGAGGGCACCGGCAACACCGAGGAAGGCAACATCGCCTGCCGATTTGAAGGCATGTCTTGTGAGGAAGTGAAGTAATGGCAAAGGAAAAAACGCTACCCCTGACTGAACCGGTCACGTTCGGCAAAGACACATTCACCGAACTGACGGTCACCCGCAAGCTGAAATACCTGCGTGGTCACGCCTTGCGCATTACCTCTGATGGTAAGGGCAACGGCGGCGCTGACATGGATTTTGCCACGCTGATTGACCTCGGCGCCAAGATGGTTGGCCATCCTCCTTCATTGCTCGACGAGCTGAGCGAGGACGATCAAGCAGCCGTCATCGGCGAGGCGCGCGATTTTTTGCTGAAGCACCTCGGGGGTGGGAAGGAGGCGTAACCGTCGTCGTCAAAGTTATGAGCGTTCAGCCATCGGAAGTCATGGAAATGGACTTCGAGGAACTGAACTGGTGGCTTGAGCGCACCGAGGAGTGGGTAGGATGGCAGACAAAGGATACTCCTTAAGCCTGATCATTAAGGCCGTCGACCGCGTGACCGCTCCGTTGCGGGGAATCTTCGGCAAGGTCAGGGCGGCTAGCGCGGGCATAACCGGAGCGCTCGATCGAGTAGGTTTGCCGGTATTCACCAATAGCCTCAAAGGGGTAGGTGGAGCGGTTGCTGGCATTGGCAAGGCCGTGGACTCGAGTGCTCGGCGCTTGCTTGGGCTCGGCGCCACCCTGGGCATTACCGGCGCAGCGTTGAACCTGTTCTTCCAAGGGTTCGCCGATGCAACCGGGGCTATCGGCGATACGGCTGAACGCACCGGAATCAGTCGTGAGCGATTCCAGGAACTGGGCTTTGCGGCGAAGCTGACGGGTTCTTCAGCGGAAACGCTGGGCGGCGCCCTGCAGAAGATGCAGATCAACGTTGGCGCGGCCACGGCCGGCTCGAAAGAACTCAAGGAAATGTTCAAGGGCCTGGGCATCAACATCAAGGATGCATCAGGCAAGCTGAAAAGCTCTGATGCACTGTTCGATACTTTCGTCGACCGAATTTCGAAGATCAAAGATCCGTCGCTGCAGGCCCAGGCTGCTGTGAAGATTTTCGGCAAGAGCGCCACTGAATTGCTGCCGCTGATCCGTGGCGGTAGCGCCGGGCTCAAGGAAATGTCCGACGAGGCTCGCCGTCTGGGGCTGGTCATTTCCGACGACGCGGTGCGGGAAGGTGAGGCGTTCGGCGATACGCTCGACACGATCCATGCCGCGCTGAGTGGCGTGGGCAATACGATCGGCAGTGCCCTCGTGCCGCAACTCAATAAGCTCGGCACTCAGCTGATTGAGACGATCGTCAAATACCGGCCTCAGATTGAAGCGTTTGCGACGTCATTCGCAGCGAATCTGCCAGGCAATATCGAGAAGATTACCGGTCTGCTCGGCGAACTTTATGACGGAGTTAAACCCGTTATAGATATTTTCGGTTCGCTCTCGGACACTTTTGGTGCTGCCAACTTGGTCTTCACTGCGCTCGGCCTGTACATCGGCGGTGGTCTGGTCATGGCTGTACTGAATCTCGCAGTGGCGCTGAAGGGGCTTGGCGTAGCAATTACCCTCACCCCGGTCGGCTGGTTCCTCGCTGCGGTCGCTGCGATCGGCGCTGCGGCGTTCATCGTTTATCGAAACTGGGACGCCATTGCCAAATTCTTTGAAGAAAAGTGGGCGAGCGTCAAAGCCGCGTTTGCGGACGGAATCATCAATGGGATTGTAAAGCTCTGGCTGGAGTACAACCCAGTCACGCTGATGATGGAGGCATTCAACGGCTTAATCAGTTACCTGACTGGATGGGACATTGCCGCGATCATTGGAGAAAAAATCTCCGGCATTGTTTCTATTTGGGCCGGTCTGAACCCGATCACGCTGATGATGGAAGCATTCAGCAACCTAATCAGATACCTGACCGGATGGGACATTGCCGCGATCATTGGAGAAAAGCTCTCCGGAATTGTTTCTATTTGGGTGGGCCTGAACCCGGTCACGCTGATGATGGATGCCTTCGCGGCACTGATTAGATATCTGACCGGTTGGGACCTAGGGGTAATCCTGGGTTCTAAAATCGCTGAAGCCGTTGCTGCCATCAAGAACGGTTTACCGGACTGGGCAAAAAAACTCCTCGGTATTGATGGTGCTGTCGTCAGTGGTGTCGCTGAAGGCACCGCTCCGGTGGCCGGAAATTATGCGGCTGATACCGATCTGGGCCGTCGTGCCGCACAGATTGGCCAGGAAGCAGCGCAGCAACTCGCGCAGCCGCCGCAGGCAGTGAAGGTGCAGGTTGACCTGAACAACGTCCCGCCGGGCTCCAAGGTGAAAACCGAGGGCAGCCAGGGCGCCACCTTCGACACCGACATCGGCTTCTCAATGATGGCCCCATAACTGGAGCTCCCCATGGCTTGGCGAGACAACTATCGCGCCGCGACCTTTCGCGGCGTGGGCTTTTTTGTGGCCACGGCAGACAGCAGTCACGGCCGGCGCCAAGCGGTACACGAAACGGCGCAGCGGGATATCCCGTACACCGAGGATCTGGGGCGTAAGTCGAGAGAGTTCGGGATTACCGGCTACTTGCTGGGAAAGGAATATGACGTCGCCCGGGAAGAGCTGATCGAGGCGTGCGAGCAGGCAGGCCCTGGTGTGCTGGTTCACCCATACCGCGGCGAACTGACCGTGGTTTGCCGGGGGCTGAACGTCAGCGAGTCGTCGGAAGAAGGCGGCAAGTGCACTATCTCGATGACGTTCCTCGAGGCGGGCGAGGCTTCGTACCCATCGGCGAAGGTCGATAGCGTCAATGCAATCAGCGAAAAGGGCAACGAAGTCACGGATGCCGCCAAGGGAAGCTTTGTCTCCGACTTCCTCACGAAAGGCTACCCGTCGTTTGTGGCTGATGCCGCGACCGCGCAAATCAAGGATTTGAGTGATTTCCTGAGTTCGCCAGAATTCATCGTTTCCAGCGATATACAGGCGGTCTCGGACTTCTACGACAGGGTCAAGAGTATCGGTTCCGATGCCTTTGATCTGATCCAGTCGCCGTTCGATTTCGCCGAAAGTGTCGTAGACGCGATCGGCAGTATCCGCTCAGCGTTCGGTGGTAGCGCTTTCAAGATGCTGACCAGTCTTTACGATCAGTATTTTTCGAGCGGTGACGGTGGTGATGTACCCGTTGTGGTGGCGAACACCACGCCGAGCAGGAAGCAGGTCGCGAAGAACTCCAGAGCCATCTCAGCGCTTGTACGGCAATCAGCTATTTCGCAGGCGGCATCTGCCGCAGTGGTCACGCAGACCACGGAAGAGGTTTCGAACGGGGGTACGAAGACCGTCTCGTCCCCGACTAAATACGACAGCTATGAATCGGCGATCGCTGTGCGAACGGAACTCGCGGATCGTCTGGATGTGGAGAGTGAATCTACGATTGATGATCTGGTGTACGTCGCGCTAACTGATTTGAGAACGGCCGTCGTACAGGCAGTACCTGATCCCGATCAGGATCTTCCTCGGCTTGCGAGGTTCTCCCCGCGCCAGACGCTGCCTTCTTTGGTTGTTGCCTACCAGCTTTATGGGGACGCCGGGCGGGCTGATGACATCGTTGCGCGCAATGATCCCCGACGGCCTGGTTTTTTGACCGGTGGTCAATCGCTTGAGGTGCTTGTAAATGGATGACCTTGAGTTGCTGGTCAATGGAATGAATTACGCCGGCTGGACCCAGGTCGGTGTTACCCGGGCCGTGGATGCTTCTTCGGGGGCGTTCACGGTGACGCTGACAGAGCGCTGGGAAGGGCAGGATGGTCGTACCGCGCAAACGGAGCCTTGGCCAATTCTGCCAGGTGACCGGTGTGAGGTCAGGTTGGGGGGGATATCGATGGTGATCGGATACGTCGATATCTTCAAGCCTTCGTTCAGTGCGAACGATCACACCATCAACATTCAGGGGCGGGACCGAACTGCTGACCTGATCGATTGCAGCGCTGTGCACACCCCGGATGAGTGGAAAAACATCGACTTGCTGCGTTTTGCCCAGATCCTGGCAAAGCCGTTTGGTGTCGGGGTGTCGGCCGACGTGCCGGTTGGTGAACCGTTTCACGTGTGCAAGCTGCAACAGGGCGAGACGGCCTTCGAGGCGCTCGAGCGATATGCACGGCAACGCCGCCTGTTGCTCATGCCTGACGGTGCCGGCGGATTGTTGATCACCCGGACGGGTAACAGACGAGCGTCGGTTGGGTTGGTGCAGGGAGAAAACATTCTCAGTGCGTCGGGGAGCATCGATCACAGTCAGCGCTACAGCAATTACCTGGTAAAGGGACAGGCGGCTTACGACCCAGCCAGTGAAGGTGAGACCGAGGCACACATTGAGGCTGGTGCCAGTGACAGTGGAGTCAAGCGCTACCGGCCAATGCTGGTCGTCGCCGAATCGGGAAGCACGAGCGGCAGCGCCCAGGAGCGCGCAACGTGGGAGGCCAATAGCCGGCTAGGGAAATCGGCCTCAGCAAGCATCACGGTGCAGGGCTGGCGGCAGAGCCCGGGCGGTCCGCTATGGGAGCCGGGCATGCTGGTGCAGGTCAAGTCTCCGTGGCTGCGGATGGATGGTCAAATGATCATCCGCCAGGTCACATACGAGCGCGGTGAGGGCGGCACCACCACCAAGCTTGACATCGTGAGCCCGCAGGCATTCTCGCCAGAACCGCCGGACTCCAAGAGAGGGGCAAAGGGGAAGACCGCCAAGAAGGGCGGCCGAAACATTTGGGCTGAGGCCATAGGGGAAGAGGACAAGAAAGATGGGTAACCCAGTTCGAGACCTCGGCAACCGAGTGATGATGATGTTCGGCCGCGGTGTTCTGCGCGGTGTAAATGACGCGAACGGTAGGCAGCAAGTGCAGGTCGAGCTTTTGAAGAACGAACTGCGTGACGGCGTTGAGCACATGCAGAACTACGGCTTCACCAGTCACCCAACCGGCGGCGATGTTGCCGTGGCATTCCTTGGTGGAAATCGAGAGCAGGGCATCGTGCTGGTAGTCGATGACCGACGCTATCGAATACCACTGGAGGCGGGGGAGGTCGCGATGTACGACGATCTCGGCAACAAATTCGAACTCCTGCGGGACATGGTCAAGGTGACCGCCGTTCAGCACGTTGAGGTGACGGCTCCGACGATCAAGCTGATCGGCGATCTTGAGGTAGTCGGCAACATCACCACCACTGGTACCGTCACCAATAACGGCAAGGACATAGGCAGCACCCACCGGCATGGCAACGTGACCGTTGGCAGTGCGAACTCAGGAGTGCCCACTTGATGGCCGACGCAGCGATGGTAATGACCGAGTTCGGCGGCGACCTGGTGCTGTTTGGGTTCGACCTTGAGCGTGATGACGGGCTCGAGACGGCCGTCATCATCAGCCTGTTCACCGATCGCCGGGCGAGTGCAGAACAAATTCCGCCTGAGTATCCGCAGGACGACCTGCGCGGGTACTGGGGTGACATCACCAATGCATCCGCTTCTGACCAGACCGGTTCGCTGCTCTGGTTGCTTGCCAGGGAAAAACAGCTTCCACAAACCTTGAGTCGCGCCGAGCAGTACTGCCGGGAGGCGCTGACCTGGATGATCGACGACCTGGTGTCGACGAGGATTGATGTCGTCGCGTCGTACATTTCGCAGGGCTGGATGCAGCTGGTGATCGATATCTACCGGCCTACCGGACAAGCGGTTCGATTCCAATACAACTACGAATGGTCGGCCCAGGCCGGCAAGAGGACAGGCTGATGCCATTTGCTCGACCGACTTTGCCCGAACTCATCGATCGGGTGACCACTGATATCAGCGGCCGCGTTACCGGGGTGCAAAGTGCGGTGCTGCGCCGCTCGCTGCTCGGGATTGTCGCGCGATCTGAGGCAGGCGCCGTCCATATGCTCTATGGATTCCTTGAGTGGGCTGCGAAACAAGCGATCATCGACACCGCCGAGAAAGAATACCTTGAGCGATGGGCCGCCATCTGGAAGGTATTTCGCAAGTCCGCCGATTATGCGACGGGGGCGGCTCTGCTCTCCGGCGCAATTGGTTCCACGGTGCTGGCCGGAACGATCCTCCAGCGGCAGGATGGTGCAGTACCGTGTTTTGGCTGACGGGATATTCACCGATACGACGTTGCAGCCGACGATCGTGGCAGTGGAGGCCGGTGCCTTGGGCGACACTCAAGCAGGCACACCGCTATTTCTACTGTCACCCGTTGCTGGTGTTCAGTCCACAGGGTCTGCCGCGAGCGATATAGAAGGAGGGCTCGATGTTGAGACGGACCCACAGCTTCTCAGTCGCTTATTGAAGCGAATCCAGGAAACCACCGCACGGCGGGGCAGAGGCCGATTATGAGCTTTGGGCGCTTGAAGTTCCGGGGGTTACCCGGGTGTGGGTTTATCCACGCCAAGTGGGCGCCGGCACCGTTACCGTTCTGTTCGTGTGCGATGGCGAGACGGACATAATCCCGACGCCGGCCAAGGTTGCGGAGGTTCAGGACTACATCGATGACAGCACCCGGCGCCCGGTTACTGCTGAGGTGTTCGTAGCTGCTCCAATAGATGATCCGCTCAACATGACCGTGAAGCTGTCGCCAAACACCGCCGCAGTTCAGGCCGCAGTTAGGGCGGAGGTCGCTGATTTGATCGTACGCGACTCGAAGCCGGGGTCTCCAATCCTGATAAGTCGACTGCGCGAGGCAGTTTCGATTGCGGCTGGCGAGGCTGACAACGCCATTGTCACCCCGACATCCGACGTCGCGCACGCCGTCGGCCACATGGCCGTACCTGGGACCATCACCTTCTCCAGCTTTTAAGGAGGCGTAATGCCGACAGCTGCCGACTACCTGGAGCAGCTGAAAACGCTGCTGCCACCCGGTCAGGCATTCCCTCGGGAAGCCGGTACCACCTTGCATGACTTGCTGGATGGCATGTCGATCGAGCTTGCTCGGGTTGATGGCCGCGGCGAATCGCTCCCCAAAGAAGCGAACCCCGCCAGTACCAACGAGCTATTGAGCGATTGGGAGCGGGTCGCTGGACTTCCCGACAAATGCTCCAGGGCGCTGGAGGAAACCCTGCAGGGCCGCAAGAACGCACTTTTAACAAAGCTCACCAGCACCGGCGGGCAATCGCCTGGCTATTTCATTGAGCTCGCCGCCTCACTTGGCTACACGGTGACGATCGAGGAGTACAGGCCTTTCAGGGCCGGCCACTCCAGCGCAGGAGACCTTCTGACCAATGGGCCATGGATTTTTACTTGGCTTATCAGGGCGCCGGAAGTCAGCGTGACGGAATTCCGAGCAGGTCTTTCAGGCGCTGGTGAGCGACTACGCACATGGGGTAATGACACCCTCGAATGCAAATTGAATCAACTCAAACCCGCACACACGATCGCGATTTTCGCGTATGGAGCATAATCAATGCACAGAATTGATGGCCCCGGGGCCACGGCCGACAACAAGTTCACGGAAGGCGATCCGGTTGGTGGTGTACAAGCGACTGTCGTTACTGAGGACTGGCTGAACGATGTTCAAGAAGAACTCATCTCGATTTTGACGGCCGCAGGAATCACACCAGCGAAAGGTACTCAGAATCAAATACTCGCGGCTTTACGCGGTAGCTCTTTGTTCCAAACTCCTGCGCTGTTTGATTTCAGTAAGCGAGTAGCAACGACTGAGTTTGTGAAAAACGCCGGCTTTCAGTTCTCCCAGACTACGCAATACATTTCGGGACCGAGGACGCTGACTGCATCGCAGGCAGGGTCCTTCATCGACCTGGCTGGCGCTTACACCGGCGATGTGACTCTGCCCGCCCTGAGCAGCGTTCCAGACGGTGCCACCTTTTACATCTGGTCGGGCGCTTCAGCCTCACTGAACGTCAATAGATCTGGAAGCGACCAGATATTCGTCAATGGTGCGGTCGTTAACTCGATCGCAATGAGCAATGGCGATACGCTCGTTATTGGTAAGTCTTCTCCTGCCGGTGCCTGGGTGGCCATGTGGGGATCCGCTCAATTCCCATATTCCGCGGTCTACGCTGGGCTGGCGCCGAAGCCAATTGCTGTGCCTGGGCGGGGTGCGTGGCAAGCAAACGTTGCTGGGGTGAACTCGGCACTGGTCGCTCCGGCAGGGGGGACGTGGTCTGTGTTTGCTTTGCCGTTTGCTTCAGGTGGTTTGTCGCAGACAGGTGTCGCGCCGATTGCAACTGTGGTAGCTGGCGGGACAACTATAACTGCGGCTGTTTCCGGTCAATATTGGTACGGTTTTTTCTGGAGGCTTCAATAATGTTCACCGATTGTTCTTATGATTCGACCGGACAAATAGTGTGTATCTACCGCGGAATGCCGTTTCAGTGCACCGAAAAGGAAACACCCGATGAGTGGATTGCATTGCAGGCCGCTATAAATAGCGGGGACGTAGTTGTCGCCAATTACGAGCCTATCCCTGTTGTGCCGCCCACTCCCGAAGAAATACTGGCGGCCAACACCGATACCTTTTCCGCCTTGAAGAGCCAGGCATCGATCGCGATGACCCCATTGCTTTTGTCTCTTCAATTGGGTGATGCGACGGCGGCCGAAACGGCATCTGCAAAAGCTTGGCAGGCTTACTCCCGTGCGCTCACGGCTGTAGATTTGACTAAATCTGAACCTTCTTGGCCATCTCTGCCATCGTAAAATTAGGCGCCTGATGTCGGCACCGCTCTGATAACATTCGCCCAATCATAAGGGGCGGATTACGTTGACAATTGCCATCGAAAAAAACTTCTCCACACGGCTGGAGTCACTGCGCGGCCTGGCCGCGATATGCGTAGCTGTCGGGCATTCTTTGATTTGGCTGAGATTCATTACTGAACCAGCTATTTGGGTGAAGTCAGTATTTGATGTGAACGGTATCCAAGCGAGTATTGCGAGGGCGCTGATCGCTGTATTCAGTGGCGCTGCTGCAGTTGACTTGTTTTTTGTTTTAAGCGGCTATGTACTCGCGCAGTCGATATCCAGAAGGAACATCGATGTCTTCGCATTAGTCGAGTACTCAGTAAGACGGTTGCTTCGTATCATACCCGCTTATTGGTTTTCGCTTGTTTTAGCGATAATTTGCATATTCGTTTTTTCTGACGGCTATGTTGCGAAAGAAGCGGGCACGGTCTGGTTCAATGGCTGGTATCGCGAGCCGGTATCAACGTCTGTGGTGATAAACAACGCTCTTCTGCAATCGCCCAGTTTGAACCCCAATTCATGGACCTTGTTGGTTGAGGTCCTCGGTTCGCTGATTCTGCCTTTCCTTCTATTGATCGGTGGGCGTGGCGGTATTGCAACCACTTTGGTGATGCTGGCGATAGCTATTGCCCTGTCCACCATCGCGCCCGGGTTCGGCTGGTCGTGGGCATACTATTTCTTTATGTTTGCGACTGGCGTTGCAACTGCCAAGCATGGAGATTCGATCACGTCTTGTCTCACCCCTACCATGATTAAAATTTTAATTTGGTTTGCTATCGTCTGTCTCTTGGCAGGCAGTGCTTTCTTTCCATTAGTTCATGTTCTTCCGCAAGATGTTTTATTTGTGATTGGATCCGCCTGTCTTGTAATGCTTTTGGGCGGCAATTCCATCAAGGGAAACATTGCGATATTGGATAATCGCTTTTCGCAATTCGTTGGGCGCGTTTCTTACAGTTTTTATTTGTTGCATTTCATGGTGCTGTATTGGACTGCGACTGCAATTCTTGAATTGTTTTCGGAGCACCTATTAACGGCATACCCGCTGGCGATCATGCTTACAGTCGCTGGGTTAACCGTCGCGGCATCGCTGCCCTTGTCGTGGGCTTCTTACAAATATGTCGAAAGGCCGTTCGTCACCCTTGGCAGATCGCTTTTCAAGCCGCGCCGCAAAAAAGCCGTTACGACGTAACTACCGAAACCCTAAGGAGTCGGCCTTCGAGCCGGCTTTTTTTGCCTGGAGAATGCCATGCCGATCACCCAGCAGCAGCTGCTGAAGATCCTACCGAACGCCCGCACCCAAGCGGGCGTTTTTGTTTCTGCTCTCAACACCGCCATGCAGCACTACCAGATCGTAGGCCCGAAGCGCGCGGCCGCGTTCATTGCGCAAATCGGCCACGAGTCCGGCCAACTGCGCTGGGTGCGCGAGATCTGGGGACCGACGGATGCGCAGCGCGGTTACGAGGGGCGCAAGGACCTGGGCAACACCGTGCCGGGTGACGGCCGAAAGTATTGCGGGCGCGGCCTGATCCAGATCACCGGGCGGTCGAACTATGCCGCGTGCGGCGAAGCGCTGGGCCTCGACTTGATCAGCCATCCCGAACTGCTAGAGCTGCCGCAGCATGCCGCGATGTCGGCGGCGTGGTTCTGGAAGCAGAAGGGATTAAACGATTTGGCCGACCGGGACGAGTTCAACACCATCACCCGGCGGATCAATGGCGGACTGAACGGATTGGCGGATCGGCTCGCGCTGTGGGAGAAGGCGCGGGCGGTGCTGGCGTGACCGTCCCGTGGAGGTTGATCGGCGTTTTGATGCTGGCGCTGACCGCCGGGGCCGGCGCCTGGCAGTTTCAGGACTGGCGTTACGGAAAGCAGTTGGCCGAGCAGGCCCGGCTGCACACCGAAACCCTGAATCAGCTGACCATGGCCGCCGCCACCGCGCAGCAGGCCGAGCAGGATAAGCGGCTGGCGCTCGAGCAGCGGCTGGCGGCCAGTGACAAAACCCACTCCGAGAAAATGACCAATGCTCAAAAAGCCCAGGCTCTTCTGCGCGATCGCCTTGCCACTTCTGATCTGCGGCTGTCAGTCCTCATCGATGCGGGTGCAGCCGGTGGCTGTTCAGTGCCTGACACCGCCGGCGCCGGCGGCGTGGATCATGCAACCGTACGAGCCCGACTTGACCCGGCGCATGCTCAACGAATTGTCGCCATCACCGACGAAGGTGACCGGGGACTGATCGCGCTGCAGGCCTGCCAGGCGTACGTGCGAGAAATCACGCGCTGATGGGGCGGATCAGGTCGGGGCCTTGGTTGCGGACATTGCCGACGGCGCGGTCGACCTTGAACCATTCGAAAGCCTCGGATGGCTCTCCCTGGTGCAGCACCATCTGCTCGGCGCGCTCTTTCGGTGTGGCCGGATCCAGCCATTCCCGAGCGAGTTCCGGCGATAGCGCGACCGGCCGCCGGTCATGAATGTCGACCATGCCGCCCGCGCTGTCGGCGGTGATGATGACAAAGCCGTCATGCTCGCCCGGGCCATGTTCTTCGTTCGGATACTGGCCGATCGCGGCGCAGAGGATTGGCGACTGGTCTCGGTGCCGGATCAGGTACGGCTGCTTCTTCGGGCCACCCTCGTCAACCCACTCGAACCAGTTGTTGATCGCAATGATCGCCCGGTGCGGCCAGATGGCGCGGAAGAATGGACCGTGGGCGACTTTCTCGACCCTGGCGTTGATCGGTGCGGCGCGATCCTTGGCCCAGTGCGGGCGCCATCCCCAGCGGACCATGTCGGCGTGCAGGAACTGACCTTCCTGATGGAAGAGGGTAAGCTGGGCTGTCGGCGCGGCGTTGTACCGCTCGAGGGGCTGCTCGCCGGTTGAGTTGATCAGGGCGTTTGGCATGCTGAGCGCCGCCACGAAGTCGTGAGTGCCGCTGTATTGGGAGAGTCGTCCGCACATTGCCAGATCCTCGCATGAGCTTTCAGCGTAGACCTGCTGGTGCTGGCTTTGTCACAAAACCTTTTCCGGAGCAGCTCTGGCAGTCTTCCCGCGTGCCAAATTGATCAAGGCACACAGGGCAGGTGCAGAACACCGCTGATTCAATGTGTGGTCGCACCTTTTCAAAAGTACGCAGATCGCGCTCTTCCTTTGCGACTTGGCCAGCATCAACCAGCGCGCGGTAAGTGTCTGGGTCGTCGATGGGGCTGTAGTCGACGCCACCGATGACCCGCTCAGTTTCGACCAACTGATATTGCTGCCCATACATGGCCAGGATCAGCCCGGAAATTTTGCCAATGTTCCTTGATAGCCCCAGGTTGAGATGTATGCCTTCTGGACCAGAGTAAACCTTCCCGTCATACGCGGATGACGCGCCTCGCGGCGTGGCAGATGCGAAGTTGAATATGGACCGGCTGATGGTGCCCAGCAGCTTTCCGTTGTCGATCTGCACGACCCTGTAGGTCGACGCACCGCGGTAATGGCCCGGCGAATTCTGCAGCTCCTCGACGGCGTGCCAGTAAGCAGCGTCTGCCACCTCGTTCATTTCGAACTGTTCAAGCTGGTCGATCAGTCCCTCTGTTTGCAGCGCCGCTGACATCTCATGAAGGGTTTCGCGGTGCCCCTCTGGGTTTTGCAT